AAGGCGGCGGAAGCCGGCGGAACCAAACCCAAATTGTGAGGAAAAAGTTGACGGTTCGTGACGTACGCTTTGTGGTATAGTTTGTCCAAGAAACAGGGGGTTGCGGCCGGGAAGGAGGGGCTGCGGATATGGGCAGACCGAAAAAGTACACCCCGCGGACCCTGAAGGCGGCGGTGGAAAAATATTTTGACAGCATCTCCCGGGAAATCGGAATGACCGAAAAGGTGGACACCGGAGAGCGCGACAGCTCCGGCCATAAGATCTACAAGGACGAACCCGTACTCAATAAATGCGGAGAGCAGGTGAAGATCACGGAGTACCTGATTCCGCCTACCGTGGGAGGTCTGTGCGAGGCTTTGGAGATCCACCGAAGTACTTGGGCGGAATATTGCAATCAGGATCAGCACCCGGAGTTTTCAGACACGACAACGCGCGCGCGGGGGCGTATGCGAGAATATCTCGAACAGCAGCTTCTAATCCGCTCTGGAAGAGATGTAAAGGGCGTGATTTTCTCCCTCCAAAACAACTATGGGTATGCGGATCGAAAGGAAGTGGACCTGGACACTGGAAAGAGTGACGACCCCATCACCAAGAGCCTGAAAGAGGAAATCAGCAATGGGCTTCTCTGAAAAGCAGCGGGAGATCATGCGCTTTCCGTATTACCCTCAGTACGAGGCTCTGATCTGTGATGGCGCGGTCAGATCCGGAAAGACGTCTGTGATGTCATTGTCCTTTTTCCTGTGGGCTATGGGGAATTTTAACGGACAAGCATTTGCCCTGTGCGGGAAATCCGTGGGAGCGGTGGAGCGAAACATTGTGACGCCACTGCTGGCCATTACTTATTTGCAGCAAAACTTCTCAATCCGATATAACCGGGCGGGACATGTCCTGCGTGCCAAACGGGGGAATCGGGAGAACTTGCTTTATCTCTTTGGAGGAAAGGATGAAAGCTCCGCGTCGCTGATCCAGGGCATCACCCTGGCCGGCGTTCTTTTGGACGAGGTGGCCCTGATGCCCCGCTCCTTTGTGGAGCAGGCACTGGCTCGCTGCTCTGTCTCCGGCGCCCGCCTGTGGTTCAACTGCAACCCCGAGGGGCCGGAGCACTGGTTCTACAAAGAGTGGATCCTAAAACCGGAGAATCATAAGGCTTTGCACCTGCATTTCACCATGGATGATAATCCGACACTGGACGCCAAGATTCGGGCAAGGTATGAATCCATGTTCTCCGGGGTGTTTTATGAGCGATTTGTCCTTGGGCATTGGGTCATGTCTGAGGGACTGATTTACGATATGTTGGACCTGAACGCAAACACTTACCAAGAGGGACCGCCGTCCCTCCATTTCAGCGGTACGCGCACCATCACCTGTGACTATGGAACTACCAACCCAACCGTATTTCTGGATGTCTACGACTACGATGGGAAGGTTTATATAGATCGGGAATACCGATGGGACAGCCGAGACCGTGAGAACGGAGGACGTCAGAAAACAGACGAGGAATATGCAAACGATCTCCAGGCATTCATGGGGAAAGACATGTGCGCCGTGATCGTGGACCCGGCAGCGGCGAGCTTTATCACCGCACTGCGTGCCCGGGGTGTGTATGTGATCCAGGCGGACAATACCGTGCTGGATGGCATCCGGCGGACGGCAACACTGATCCAGCAGCGCAAACTGTTGATCCATCGGCAGCGGTGTAAACCGCTACTTGGTGAGATGGGGACCTATCTTTGGGACGAGAAAGCGTGCCGACGCGGGGAGGATAAGCCCTTGAAAGAACGGGACCATGGGCCGGATGCCCTGCGATATTTTGTCAATTCACTGCCTGAATGGAGGTTTGAATGATGTCCAGACGGGACAAAAGTACGCCAAAAGGCGGCGGAAAACCGAATAGCGGCGTGGCGGCTCTGGACGCCTTTTCTAATCCGCTTTTCCGACTGGGATACGGCTCTCAATCCCCTCTGGAGGCCACGGAGTACCCACTGACCAGAATGACCGACAACTATGCGCTGCTCAATTCCCTGTACCGGGACAACTGGGTGGTGCAAAACGTCGTTGGCCTGATGGTGGATGATATGCTGCGCGAGTGGTACAAAGTACGCGGAACGATTTCCCCGGAATACCTCGATGAACTCAAGCGCGTGGAACGGGTGACCCGGCTGCGGGATAGGATCAACCAGGGCCTTTGCTGGGGCCGATTGTACGGCGGCGCCGCCGGCCTGATTCTGATTAAAGGCCAGGAAGGCATGCTGGACCAGCCGCTGGACCTGGAAACCGTAATGCCAGGCAGTTTCATGGGATTGCTGATCCTGGACCGGTGGTCCGGCATCGTGCCGGATATGAGTCTGGTGACGGATCTGTCGGACCCGGACTTCAATCTTCCGGAGTATTACATGGTCAACAACGCCGAGGGGAACATGGTGGCCCGGGTACACCATTCCCGCATCATCCGGTTTACGGGGCGGAAGCTGCCGTACCTGGAGGAAATCGCGGAGCTGTATTGGGGCGAGAGCGAGGTGGAAGCGCTCTACAAGGACGTGGTGGCCCACGACAATGTCAGCGCCAACATGGCTGCCTTGACCTTCCGGGCCAACATCAACACGATGGAGGTGAAAAACCTCGAGCAGCTTTTTTCGCTGGGATCTGTGGAGCAGCAGCGGCGCTTTTGGAACGTTATGCAGGCCCAGTCCGTCATGATGTCCAATTTCGGCTATCAACTGGTTAACAAGGGCGACCAGATGAAAAACACCCAGTACACGTTTACCGGATTGCAGGAGGTTTATGAGAGCATGTGCCTGAACCTCTGCGGCGCATCCCATTACCCAATGACCAAGCTGTTTGGCCGGTCTCCGTCCGGCATGAACGCCACCGGAGAGAGCGACTTGCAGAACTACTACGACTATGTCAACAGCCAGCGGGAGGCAAAACTGCGGCCGGTGCTGGAGCGCCTGCTCCCCGTCATGGCGGTTTCTGCCTGGGGCGCGGTACCGGATAACCTTCAGATTGATTTCCCGCCCCTGTGGACGCCAACTGCAAAGGAAGTGGCCGAAATCGCCAAGGCAAAAGCAGAAACTATCGTCTCTACGTATCAAGCGGGACTGCTCCATGTGGACACTGCTCAAAGAGAGCTGAAGAAGCTGGAGGACGAGACGGGGCTGTTCGGCAGCATTACAGACGAGGAGATCGCATCGAACAAGGGCAAGACATACCAGGATGCCACTGCGCTGCGGGACCCGCTGGCAGGTCTGGGATATGGGGAGGGGGAAGCAACCGGCGCTTTTGAGGGAGACACCCAGGACGCGGCGGTTTGGGACTATTCACCCAGCCAGCTGCGGGATAAGAATGGCAGGTGGACAAGTGGCGGCGGAAGCGGTAAAATAGGTAAGACAAAGTACGCGCCGTCTCCCCAGAGAAATCATGATGGAATCCAGCTGAAACCCAAAACCTATGCTAGGTTGACGGGTGTGCTAAACACTAGATTTCCTGGATTGCAAGCCGGGGAAGTCAGAAAAATCAGGAGTGCCAGCCGACAATATACGGTGGAGGCTGACGGATACGGCGGATTTAAGACACTGTGTGTTTCCAAGATAAAGTGAACGGAGGCCAGCATGGAAGAAAAACTAAGAATATTCCTTCGGCGTTACATCGGACAGGGCGAGCAAAAAAAGGACCTTGTCCAGCAAGATGACGTAGAAATGCTGATTTTCGATGCAAAAATTCAAGGAATTGAGCAGGAAATTATCGACTATGGTACAGCTCACCCGGATGCTCCATTTTGGGATTTCTTGAAACTCGGGAAGTCTGGCCTGTATGGTGTGACACAGGAAGAACTGCTTGCGGATGATGAGGAGGAGTAAATGCCCACCTTGAACCGGGCACCCAATGAGAAAGAAGTCCAAAAGCTCATTTCCATCTATCTCAAGGCGGAGACAGATATCATCAACGAAATCGCCCGCCTCCGTTCTCGGGGCTTGGTGGACTATCACGCCGTGGCGGCTCTGGAACGGGTGCAGGCCATCCTCAACAAGATGCAGACGGACGCCTGGGAATATGCCCCTCGCATGATTGAAAAGATGTTTTACGTGCGGGTGCCGGAGGCCAGAAAAAAGCTGGATGTGCCGGAAACTCCGGCAAAGCACTTTATGGGGTATGTCAATGCCCAAAACCTGACCTCTGCGCAGATAGACGTCGTTCAAAAGCTGACCATGAATTTGATGGCGGAGCTGTCTGACGCGGCGGCGGTGGCGATGTCCTCCCTGGAAAATGCCCTGATCGGCCGCCGGGAAAATGATGTGGTGCGCCGGGTGGGCCTGGAGCTGGTGGCCAACATGGAAGCGACCGGAAAAAGCACGGCGGCCACGGTCCCAGAGTTTGTAAAAATCCTCCAGCGGGAGGGAGTGACGGCATTTGTAGACAAGGCCGGCCGGAACTGGAGCCTGCACACCTATGCATCGATGGTCACCAGGACCACATCCCGGCAGGCGGAAGTCCTGGCGGTGCTGACCGCTGATCCGGAGCACGATTTGTACAAGATCAGCAGCCACGGCACCACGTGCGCTCTGTGCGCTCCCTATGAGGGCAGGGTATACAGCAAAAGCGGAACGGACCCGGACTTCCCGCCGCTGGCCGGGGCGGGTGGGAAGGGCGGCCCCCCCCGGCCGGGG